AGCACCTGAGATGCCACTAATCTCTTTTGTCTCAAGCGTTCCATCAGACAAGATCACTGATAGTTTTGCAGTATTTGAAGTAACAAGATCAGTGGATGCTGTATCGTCAACTTCTATCTGAGTAGTACTGATACCTGTTTTTATTCTTCCTCCTCTTCTCACTCCCTGTTTCACCTCGTCTGCTATTGATATTATCTGTCCAGGACGTACCAACACACCTGCTTCAGCAGTAATACTAAAATTAACTATTTCAGAAGAATTATTTTGATTAAATAACAACCATTTTGCCATTCTTGAAGCCTGGCCTCTTGATGTTGTCGCAAAGCTTTTTATGGTCTGTGTCTTTATTCCATATCTTTCTTGGTTTTGACATTGAGCCAATGTCTTCAACATATCTTCCAAATATAACTGTGTCCTTTTCCTCAAGCTTGGGAGGCATATATAATTTTTCATCCACATCTACTTGCACAAAAGCTATTGTTTTTGGTAGCTCTGCCAGTATTTTAGAAGTGTCAAAGGAGTGGAACTGGTCTTCATCCATATTGTCTAATTCAGGGACTACATCTGCAATTATTTCTGGGTTAGAAGTCACAGTTTGTTGGAATATCTTATCAGAAGGAACTCCTTTAAAGTTCAAGAATTGACTGTTATCAAATCTTACATATGCAGGAACTCTCCCATTGTCTTCTACGAAATTAGTTCCATTGACTGGATATAAATAAGACTTAACAGCAGGAGGTAGGTACAACTGATTATTGATGGCTTCAGCCCCAGCCTGCCTGTTTTGTTTACGAACTGCATGAGGGGCATTTGGAGGGACGTTTATCTCGCCAAATAACTGATGAGGAAGAATTGTTTGAGGGTTTATATGATAATCAAAATATCCGCCAGCTTTACTGGGTTTATAATTATGTTTCCACTGGTCTGATATTGGATCAAAATTACTCTTTAAAGCTCCGTAAGTATATTTATTTCCATCATCCTCTAATTTTTGCAGATATGTTTGAAACTTGGCTGTATAATAGTAATTGGGGTCTTTGTTTACTGGCTCTGGCCTAAAACCAAACGGCCCAGATAAAACTTCTCCCCAAGCGGTAACAGCTATCTCTGTAGAATAATTGAGGTTTGTTTCGCGTGGAATCTTTACTAGAAACGTTTTTCCTAAGTGTTTTTCTGCGACTTGCTTTACAAAGTCATATACCTTCATGGAATTTTCTATAGTTTTTTTACCCAGTCTAGAAACATTCTTTATTGCATCACAGTTTCTCTTAATAACATTTTCTATGACTGCAATTTGGTTCTTTATTCTTTTGACGGTATTAACTGCGTCCGCAACACTGTTGGCTGACATCGCGGTTGGGTCATCAACACCATTGTTTCCATAATCTACTTCTTCAGCTATGTCAAATGTTTCCACTACTTTATTTTTAATAGTGTTAAAAAATCCGTTTACTTTATTGTACCACTCTATTAAGTCCCTTGCGCTTTTTTCATTTTCTTCCTTTGAGGCTACTGGCGCGCCAATGTCTTCAGATATTTCCCCCATAAGGTCTGACCACCCAGACATCGCTAGTTCTTCAACTTCTTCAGCTTCTCCTAGCCTCTCTACTAGAGATGCGTAGTCGGTAAATACTTGCTTTATTTGTGAGGCTATTTTAGCAACGCCAGCTTCTGGAATACCTATCCTTTGAGCTCGCTTGTAGTACAATGGATACCCAAAAGGTGGACTGCACGCGCTGGCAGGCAAGCCTTCATCGTTAACATAATCTTTATCAGACCTCCAAACACACCTTGGAACAGTGACTGAGTAGTTGTTAGATAGTCCTTCTCTAGCAGTAGTACCTATTTTGTTCGCTCTTTCAACAACTGCGTCGTCTGATGTGTCTATAGTTACTGTATTTATTAGCGCCGCCTCAATAAAATCATCTTCTTCAAGTGATTCCATATACACTTCACTGTATAAAAGCAAAAACTCTTTCCATCTTTCATAGGAAACCAGTGCTGCTCTAAGCTCCATCTCAGTAGCAACATAATAATTATCCACACCGTGTGCCGCTAAAGATCTGGCATCTAATAAGATTTGCTGGTATGCGCCCCAACCTCTTGGTATAGTGACCACATCTTTGCCTAAGAAACCATAAAATGGAAGTATCTGCTGGTCTAGCGATGTTTTTAAATCCCACTGTTGCTGTAGCTTTGCTGAGGCCAGATTGGGAACTCCAAATTTTTTCCTTCTTAGCTCGTTTAGGTCTCTATCTTGCCCAGCATTAAAATAGTGTAACTTGGTCTCTTGGGCTCCTACTACGAACTTGTCAACCGGGTTGTTAGTCAGTTCATAACCCAAGTCTCTATTAGTAATTTCTACACCGGCGCTGGTAAGAGTTTCTAAATATAGCTCGACAGCGCCATATTCTGGCTCAGCAGATCTGTCTATTGAATCAATCCGTATAATTCCAGCTATTACATTCCCAACATCGCTGTTGTATATTCTATCCTCATTGTATGCATGTAGCCAACTACAATAAGGGTGTTTAATTACAGGTAATAAAGACACAAACAAATCTCTATTAACAACATTTGGTATGAGCCCAAGTGGGAGGCCAGAGAAGTCTATCACATAGTTAAACCCTCTAAAATTAATTTGTGTGCCAAATGCCTCTTTGTATTCATCAAATAGCTTGCCATTGTAAGATAGGAGCGCGTCTATTGATTGGGTTATTCTATAGAAAGGCATACCTTTTTCAGATCTTCTGGACATTCCTTCGCCAGTGACGGGAAACACTAGAGGATCTCTATTGGGTTGTACAGAAGTTTGGTTCTTTGAGACATATAAATCGGGTATTCCTGACTCCATCGTGTCGCCAAAAAATACAGCGCCATTTGGACGAACTTTTTTAACCAGTAAAGACTTGTCATATTTAGCTTCAAGCTTTTGTTTCAAAGTATCACTTGGGTCATATTCCAGAAAGCCATATACATTGAGCATATTTTGCTGCCCGTAGTTACTACCCGCATAGTCTTTTAGTATGACACTGACATTGGAAAGTATCTCTCTGGGGTCTACAACATTTACAGAGTATGCCGGGCCTCCATTGGCTGATTTATTTTCATTCGTGTTCTGCAGTATTCCACCAAATGCTAGGTGGTCTCTCCCCCTGTCTTGACCATATATCTTACGATATTCGTTTATCCATATATTGTTTCCACTTCCAGAGAATCCAGTTCCACCCTTTACCCCAGAGAAAAACGCTGTGTCTGATGGTCTTTGGAAAATTTTTCCATCTGATCCTATTGCTACTTCATCGTTGGGGCCAAATGCTTCGGGTGTCGCATAGGAGCTGTATAGTAAATCAGCTGGATTTCTTGATTTTTCAAAAAGTGACTGCCCATATAAAATATCTAGAGTCGGCGTAAAGGCTTCAGTTACTGTAGCCATATGTTTGCCAAACTTAAAGAAAACAGGGCTCCCGACGACTGGAGGAGCAAAAGAATCTCTAGCTCCATTATGGTAAACATCGTCACCTAAGCCATATGTTAACCCGTCAGATTTATTGTACTTATCTTCAACAAGGCTGATAGAGACGCTGGAAGTTCCTGCTCCAAATCCGCCCTTCATGCTAAAGCTTTTTATAGACGCCCCTAAAAAAGTTTGTTGAGCAATGCCTTCGTTGCCATAAGTCCAGCCTCCAGCAGAATATGAAGTAGGTATTGCACCACTTGATGGCCACATTAATGGGTTAGCACCGCTGCCATTAACTATAGAACTAGTCATCTCCATCTCCTTCTTCCGCTGGTTCCGGGAATCTACTTACGTAACTATTGAACAATGCCGGTGAAGCATTAGGTACAAACTTAGGTATATAAACACCGTAGTCTACAAATCCAAATACGTCCATGGTTGGGTTTGGATTGGGGGTGTAGTGAACATATGTATTGAACGTTCCGAAGTCTTGTATACCTCTTTGATCGTGCTTATGAGCATTTGAATACGCATCAGGTTTGTATTGACTTCCGGGCCTAGGCGTTGGTAAAAAATCTATTAAAGTACCAGTAGCTCCGTTGATTGTATTGAGTCCAGACATAGCTATGACACCGGAAGGGCTGTCAAAGTATGTAGGAGTCTGACTATGGCCAGATGGGTAGTTCATATGCTGGGAGAAGTCAGCATACATAGCTTCGCCAGATGCTAAAGCTATACCTCCAGATGGGAAAGGTCTGTCTACAGACGCATGTCCAAACTTTTCATCTGAGTTAAGAGGTTTGTAATCAGCCATTATCTATCCAATTCATAAGTCCAAGAGATGCTAAAACTATAGGAACCAGTTTTTGGAGACCAGCTTTCGTTTGGAGCATTTATGAAATACTTTCTGATACCCGGTTCTTTTTCGGGGCTCAAGCTTCTAATTAGCTCTCTTATCTGAGTTCTCGTTGGCTCTACTATGCTAGGTTTTTGTGTGACCAAACCCCTACCAGAGGCATAGTGCAGATCTGTATAATCCATCTGTAGTTCTATCTGTACATCTCTCTTATATTCCGTCCTGCTGCCAACGTACTGTAATACTGGGCCGGTTGCCCTACCAATCACTGGAACGACTGAAAATACGTCCCCCGGATAGGTGTCGTTGACAGATATACTTTCTGATAGTACGCCAGATATTATATTTGTTGGCCTATTATCAAATTCCAAACTATATGTTATTTCTCCATTAAACTCATTTAGACCTAAAGAAATAGACTTAGGCTG